GCTTCTTCAGCTAATTCGGGAGGAGTCTCACCTTTTGGGTCAGGAATATCTTTCTCAGCTGTTTCCACATTTACTTTTCCTGGACGACCACGTTGTCTTTTAGGCATATGTTCTTCAGGAAACGCCTCTTCCTCAGTAACTTCTTCAGTCAACGGATTTTCAGCTAGGATTGCATCCCACTCATAAATTTCACCGTCTCTGATATTTCTTAACCATCTTGCCATTTCTACCGCCTTTCCATTATTATATTACGTTTTTCTTGTTACTCTTTCAACTTTCTTCGAACTTTTCTTTTGAGCAAGGCGTGAACGCTTTTCAGCAGCCGTAAGCTCCGAAGCCGTTTTGGGTGTTTTGGATGATACTCGCTTAGACGGGCGACAATAAGGGTAAGCACGGCTTTCTCCTTTTTGTCTTCCACACGGTTTACCTGTTCGTACATCCACCCACTTTTCTTTAAACCATCTTTGTAAGTTTGCACCTGCCTCTGTTTTTCGAACACTCATGCTACTTACCTTTTTTCTTCTTACTGTTACCCCAGTTTTTTGCACCAACTTTTCTACATTTAGCCAAAGCTCCTGAAGCATATGCTGATGGCCAAACTTTGTAGCGAGCTTTTACTTTATAATAACAAGCATCTTTTTTAGATTTTGCTTTAGGTGCAGCCATAAATACCTACCATTTCTTGCATGACCAATAACGAGCCGTCATCTTAGATGGTGGCCTGCTGTCACAGCCATGTCGTGCTCGGAAATTCTTACGTCTTCCCGGCTGGTTTTTCTTGATCTTCATGTTTGCATCACCAAATCGAATAATTTTTTCTTTACCATTCTGACAAGCTTTAACAACAAACTTCTTACCGCCAGAAACTTGGCGTTTCGGTTTGTTACATGCCATCTTGTCCTTATCAATTTTAGCCATACAACACTCCTATAAGTAGGGGGGCCGAAGCCCCCCGACTAATTTTACTCTGAGCAATCAACCATTACAGCTGTTAGCGTCATAACTGCTGTGTCTGCTGCGTTAACAGTAGTCACATCAATTGTATCTGCTGCAGTGTAAAACTTACCAGACTCATAAGCGTCTGTACCTGCAACGGTTAGATATGCTGCTGTAGCATTAGCGTTAACACCGTCAAGATATCCATCTGGGTTATCGCCATCGCCAACATCAACAGTCAATGTTCCGCCTTCGGCAGTTGTTACATTCAGAGCCACGTTAGTGACATAAGTGTTTGCTGGAACTCGGATTACTTCAAGAACATCAGTAGCTGCAAGAGCTGTAAGCCCTGCTGCTGCTCGTGCTGTAGTAATCGCTGCGAAGTCTAGCTTCACACTAATGGTTGAAACTTTGTTGATGCCTTTAGCAACGTGTGCTGCACCAGTACCAAGTTTATAACCTTTACCATCGTTATAAGTAGCCATAATTTACCTCCTTATACTGTAACGATCATTGTCGCAAGAGCTTCAGGCTTAACGACTTTATAGCCGTAAACTTGAAGACCACGAATGATGTTACCAAAAGTTGTCTCAGAACGGATGGTTTCCATGTTTGTCATCTGAGATGCAAACGTGAAGCCCATCTTATGTCCACCAATAACACTGAACTCACCAGTAGAAGTTTTCTTCAGGTTGTGAGAGACATAGACAGTAAACCTGTCAATCATACCAAGACGACCGTTTCTCAATGGAGATGAACCATCGCCAGTGATTGATGCGTCTTTAAGGTCTGATTGCTTGATTAGGCCAGCCATCTTTGCAGGAATCACAAGAAAACGATCCCCTTCTGGACAGTTAGCTTCGTCAAGAACTGTACCCATATCTACGATCTTACCAATTACGTTTGCAGTAGTAAGAGCTTCAGGATTACCCGCTACACCAAGATCAATGTTACCAGAGATTGCTCCAGCTGTTTGACCTTTGTTGTTTGCAGATACGTCAGGTAGCAGATCAGTCAAAACCCTTTGGTCAATTTTGATCTTCATACGCTCAGAAGCGTCTTTCGACCACATGTCCATAAGATTCATGTCTGTCTGCACTTGGTCAACATCGTCTTCAACACAAGCAAAGTATTCGCCCTTGTCGATGATGAGTTGTAGTTTAGCCTTGTCAGGATTCTCTACTGAAAGAGTTTGACCCTTAACATAGGTTTGAATAGTGATCTCAGGAGTAGTACGGATGTTAACCGTATCACCCATGTTTCTGATTTCACCTTCATAGTCGGTGTTTGAGATTGCTGCGAGCACTGTTGCATCGTAGAAATTCTCAATGAGCTTTCCAGACCAAATCTCAGGAATGAAGTTCCCAGTATAGGCCGGATGCCCGGATGATGTTGCAAAAGCCATAATGACCTCCTTTGGTTAATTAAGCAACTATGCGACCTTCTTGCTGTGCTGCAAAAATGTCACGTTCGATTCGACCACGCTCATCATCCCTGCCCTTAAATTTACCCTTTCTGACATCAACATAAAAATTCTTAATGTCTTCCTGAGTATATGTTCGAGCCTGTCCAGAAGGTTTTGCTCCGTTGTTTCGGCTTCTGCCCGGGGCAACTTGTTTCTGTAACTGAGACTGTTGAGCACTACGGTCAACTTGAGCAGTATTAGTCTTACCAGTCTCCCCTTCCCAAGTTCTAAAAAAGCTGACCACCCTGTTTGCATCTAGCTGCTTCTGTGCATCTTCTAGATATGTTTGGCGATTAATACCTGTCAAAGGATCAACAGCTAACAACCACGACTGAAAGTCAGGATCGTTGTTGATGTCGTTCCAATTAGGTACTTCGTTAGCAATAGTGCTCCAGAACGTTTGTTCGGCGGACTTCTTCTGTTGTGTTTGTACCTGCTGTACTTGAGGTAAAACACCTTGAAGCTGTCCAACTTGTTGCCTCAACTGTGCAATCTCCTGAGCTACTTCCTCACGAGCTGCTTTCCGCATAACAGCAATGGAATCGCCGTACTCTTTAACATCGTCATCTGTAATTAATTTTTCAGACTGAACTGGTGCTTGTTGAGCAGGTTCCTGCATTGTGCTTAGCAGTCCTTCTAGTTGAGACACACGGGAAGCAAGGTCTCTGTTCTCGGCGTTAAGCCTAGGAACATCGGCATTGTACATCCCTTGCAACGATCTGTATTTCTGTTGCCAGTCATCTTGTTTCGGTTCTTGGTCGCCTGACTCCACTTGCTCTTGTGGCTCAGACTGAGGTGCTTGCTCTTCAACACTGTCGGAAGTTGTAGGTTCTGCCACATCATTAACAGCCTCCACAGGAGTAGCCTCGGCATTTGCCTGTGCTTCCTCTGGTTCTCCGTTAATCTGCTTATACAACTCTTGTACTTCCTCTGATTGTTTCTGAACTTGCTTTGGTATTGACATAATCGCTCCTATCGGTGTGCGTAATTAACAGCTGTCATTTCGACTTTGCTGAAAACGTTTCAGGGGACTGTTCTATTAGTTTAGTAATTTCTGACAAAACCTGACACCGCCCCTGTGCAAGTGCTGTGTTTTGCAAGACACTCGGTAGCTTCTGTAGCTCGTGATCACGCCATTCCTTCAGCCAGTTAAGCACTTCAGGATATTGACGACACACTACTGCCAAAGACTGAATAACCTCTGGTTTTGGATTTATCATCCAGCACCTCCAGTGTCACGGTTACTCACTGTGTTGCCATCCATTCCACCTTTAGGGGAACCATCCGGTTGAGTCGGTGTAGGCTGCTGAGCTTGCTGTTGTGCTTGCATCTGCGCTTTCACTTTATCTTCGAATCGCTCTCTTTCCCTAGATGGAACAATGTCATCCACAGGCATTTGCAAACCTTTAGCCACTTCACGAAGAATCGCTGCACGGCCTTCCTTACCAACAATCTGCATATCAATCTCGTTGGCGGTTGCGTTAAGAAACTCGATACGGCGAACATTTACAGTCTCTTTGACTGCAAGGTTAACTGCACCTTTCGGTACAATGTTAACATCGCCTTTAATTGATTCATCTTCATCATAACGCATATTGTAAACAAACTGTCTGTAAACAATAGGTTTGATGATTTCGTTATCTATGTGCATAACAACTTGACGAATACCTTTACCAGCTGCACCCATCAACATAGACAAACCAGAAGATGTTCTGCCAGCGCCTTGAACATTCAAGTCGCCATAAACATACGATGGAATGCCTGAGTGGTCATCAGCTAGTTTACTAAATTTATCATACACACCTAGTAGTGTGTTTGCGTTGTCATCAGGTTGTGTAAACCTAACAGCAGGCGCACTAGAACCTAGCGGGTCGTTCGTGACTTGCCAGATTTTCCACGGGTGGAGTTGGGTGATGTCTTCGTTTGGTGGGATTCTTTCGAGATTAACTTCGACTTGAGGCCCACTAGATATCCCCATGTTGTTGACCAAAGCCCTTGCAGCTGCGTTACACACATTTTGCAGGTCTTCAATAATTTCTGGTATACCTTTACCCCAAAACGCACCGGGGCACTTGATGAAAGATGTTTTAGCATATGGTTTTTCTCCTAACGGGTCGTAGTTCAATACTGCTTTGATAATGTAATTACCTACAGCCCAAACGTTAGCATCATACTCTTTTGCTTCATCAGGTATTTCTTCTTCAGTAAGACCCCATTCTCTCAGCATTTTACCACTTACTTTACCCCAAAACTCTAGAGCATCATAAGTTGTAGTCGGCTTGTTGAAAGTATGAAACTTTCGCTCTTCCTGTTCTTTAGTAAGTTCTACATCTTCACTAAACCAAGATGTGCCATTACCAATATCAAGAACTTCTCTGATAGCGTCTTCGTCATAACCCGGAACACCAATAAGGTCTGCCAGCTCTGAACGACTAAGAGGGTGATGCTGGAACAGATAACCCTCGTTTATATTAGTAATACCCGGCTCTGGATAGATTCTAAACGGATCAACACGTTCAAACTCTGGAGCAATAATCTCATCTGCTTCTACAGTAGTTCTACCGTTCTCGTACTTCCAGCCGAGCTTTCTTTGCCTACGAACCACTGGGCCTTTTACAAAAGCACATGGGTATGTAACCAAATCTGTTATAAATTCATTAAATGATTCGCCCCAACCACCTTGTGTAAACTGGTCACGAATCTTTATTTCCATTTTCTTCGCACGATTGTCTGCACCTTGCAGTAATTTGAAACGGTAGTTCTGTGTTACCATCTCTTTCAGCTCAAGCATTTCTTCTTGAGTCGGTGCTTGTCCGTTTACCTCAACAAGCTTTACAACTTGTTCAGCAAACGCATTTTCAATTTCTGCTGTTTGTTGTGGAGAGAGATCAGGAATAGGTGTGGTCTCAAGACCCCACGGAGGTGACCCTTGATCAAGAAGAATATCACGAAGCCAACTTTCGGCTGCACGACATTTAACTTCTGTAATCATCATATAAACATCAGACCCACCCTGAGAGTTGATCTGGTTTAGTTTGTCTGCTTCATACTCACCATTACGCTGACGTAAAGCTTTGAGCATGATATTCTCGATAGGTTTCTTTGCCTGCCTTGCTGCATCCCAACATGATCGTAGGTGATCAGCCAAGCCGAGGATAATAGGCTGGTTCTGCCTTTCAGCTAGCTGTTGTTTGATAAGAGCTTCTTCTTGTTTTACTAGCTCTTCATTTCCTACGACTTTTAGTACCATGTTACTCCATGTCCTTCATGTCTTCTACGGTATCTTCATCATTCTTGTTTGTATAAACTTTACCGCCTGACCCATACTTCTTAGCCAAATCTTTATCAATCTTTTCTTGGACAGCCTCTGGTAGCTTAGAAAAACCTACATATTTTTCAGGTACTTTACCGCCATGCTCATACATGACAACAGCAACTTTACTAGCCATACCACTCGTGTCCATTTTAGGATTGTCTGAGATAATGGTGTATGGTTTATGCCCACATTTACCTTTCATAAACAACCTCCAATAAGTTTACAATTAAATATACACAGGAACAAGTATACACGCAAGCTTTTTAAATTCAAGAAAAACCCACCTGCCGAAGAGAGAGCAGGTGGGCTATGAAGGTAACTATAGTTCGGAAGGTAACTATGTGCGTATTTTATCAAGTCCATCCACCTGCTGCAACCCTTTTTATTTCACGCCTCTGTACAACAAACCCACCTTCACCAGCAGAACCAACGTGCAGCATAAGATACTGCAGTGCTTCAGCTACATGTGAGTGTTTGTTTTTATCAATGCTTCCATTCTTGTGATGGAATCTGTATCCCCCCATCATTGCAGCCTTGAGCTGCGTACATCTGGGATCAACTAAAAACGCTGAGTCCCCATCGACTTGCCTCATAAGGAAGTCGTCTACCGCAGACAATCTAGCAGACACGTTATTGGTTTTAGCAGGGAGAACTCTAAAACCTTCTGCTTTGATGATGTCCACGGCAGACCTCTCGTCAGTCTGTGCACGTTGCACTCCTGCTGGGTCTGTAATGATAAGGATTGGTGCGCCCGAGAACCTCTCGGTCAACATCGGGCGCAGAATGGTGCGGACGAATCTCTGTATGCCCATATCGAAACTGACAGCTTCATCGAGTATAAGGACTCGCCCGCGAGGGTCTTGTTGCCCTATAACAGCAGCTGGTGTCAAGCCTAAATCTATACCAACTACAATTGGGCGTACACCATTTATGATTGGCCGCAGTTTTTGCTGAGCCATATGATAGTCTGGTTTGAAATATTTATACACAGGCTGACCTGCAGAACTCAGGCCATACTCGCCATCAATGTAAACCCGAACATATTCATCTGATCTACCTTGTGTATCGTAATAGCCTTCGGGCAGGTTTTCTATATTTTCTGCCAAGGAGCTTCTGCCCGAAGGTTGCTTGAATACATCCCACCCATTATCGTTAAGACTTACGCCATCTGAAGGGTCTAAACCCTCCATCTGATAATACCACCATGTATCCATAGTTGGAGGGTTAGTATCCCCCCACATCCCAAACCAAGAAGGCCCACCGTCTTTAGCTGACGGAAAACGGCCAATACGTTTTGACATAGCGTCAACAATGTCAGGGTTGATATCCCTGCACTCGTTGAACCATGCAAACGTCAATTCCAATGAGTTCAAGTTTGCAACATCGTCAGAGTCATCGAGAGCACGAAACATAATCTCACACTCTACATCTCCAACCTTAAAGAAATATGTTTTGGTAGTACGCATATAGTCTCCGCATATTCCGGGCGGAAACCAATCGTGAAAAGTTTTAATAGTTGTATCTTGTAACTGCCTAGCAGTTTCACGAACAATAGCTACTCGTGATTTACGGATTCCTTGTTTGTTAGGTTTCTGCATCGTGGCTCGCCTAACAACTTCAAAACAACTTGCTACTGATTTACCGGAACCAACTGGCCCCATGAGCACACGCATCTTTGCATCCGAGTGCATAAACTCTCTACAAACTTTTGTTGGTGTGTAATCTATTTCCATTTAATATACCAATAAGCTTACAATAAAAGATGTACACGACAATCCTAATATAAGCCATATCATTTCTGAATCTCTCATCCCCAATACCCTTGCATTGATGTCCACTCATCATACCAACCCATGTCTCCACAATGTTTGCACCACGAGATGTCCACAAGCTTAGTCCCGCATCTGTCACAGTTTCCGTGATCTATCAACGGGTTTTCCACAAGCAATACATAATACGTTGTGGATGGTTTGCGTAAAATTTTTGTTCGGTAAGGTATTTCGTGCAGCATGAGCGTAGTCGTCAGCGCATCGTGCTCTTCCATACTAGTAAGCTTACAAGCTTTACAACCTTCGTAGACTGTATCAAACTTATCAATTAGCTTCGATGGCAGGGGTTGTGTCATCTGAGTTTGCATCAATGATAGTTGCTCGGTGTTCTTGCTCACCGAGGTTAATTGTAATTTTAACTCCACCTGATCCTCCTTCTGCTAGAACATCATTCTTCGGTTCTAGTCCGCCCCACTTAACAGTAGATTTAATGAGGTCTGCTTTCACGGCAGCTGACACATCAGGACTGTGTATCAAAGTCCAAGAAGTTGTCAGAAGTTCTTCCGCTTGTGCCCGGGCCTTAACTTTGAATGTCATCCCTTTATCACGGATATCATTTCGATAAGACTCGACCTTCTTCAAGAAGACCTGATCTTTGTTAAAAACGATTATGTCTTCCGCTTTGATTTGATGTCTATCAATGACTTCATCTAAAGATTCTCCGCTGCCCTCTAACATAAGCGCAACATCGAAAGCTAAACGGTCAGACCATTTCGTGTGTTTCAGTGGTAACGTGTCCATACCCCAATTATGCAGTAAACCAAAAAGTTGTCAAGCAGTAAACTTTACACGTCTGTTTTTTGGGTCTTGTTATATGAGGTTTACTTATATGGGGGGTATGTCTGCGCAACGAATCCAAGTGCCCCCCCAAAACACGTTTAGGCAAAGAACAAAACGAGTACAAATTATAGGCTCTGAAACCCTTGTATAGCCTCAAACTTGACAAACACGTATCGTTTTGCTAACTTAAAATCATCGGCAACACAGACCGACTGACTAACCCACACGTCTAGTCAACGTGTACATTACGGAGGTGTTTACATGAGTAAACTCTACAGAGGTAATGTTGGCATCAAGCCTGTTAAGGCTGAAGATGGCAGCGTGGCGATACGCCTTATAAAGTACGCCGATGGGCCTTTTAATTCCGAGAATGCCTCGGACATTTTCAAGGTGGCTTTGGAGGCTTCTAAGAAGCAGAAGCGCCCACTATTCAGCTGGTCGTTCTGGCATCCAGTTGAAGCCAGAGCAATAAAGCAATCTGACGCCAAGTCAGTTGCTGACGGCAAGTATGAACCAGTATTGCATGCTGACCATTACGGCAAGCCGAAGTTGGTTCTACTACCACCAAAGAAGCTCAAAGCTTCTAGGCCAAAGACAGAACAGTTTGACTGGATTGTCTAACATCAACCCGAGTGGGGCTTCGGCCCCACTCACAACAACGGAGAGTAACATGGAAAAACTACGCACATGGAAGTTAACTTGGATGGAAGATTATTACTATCGTATGAGATGGTTCAAATCCAAGAAGCAGGCTGAGAATTGGGCTTGGTCACAGTTGATAGACAAGAACGTCTGTTATGCTAACCAAATACAAATCACTCAGAAAAAGTAAATCAACCGAGGGGAGTTTCGGCTCCCCTCACTGTTCTAATAGGAGAATGATATGAATATAGAACAAACAATCGACTACGGATACGATGTAAAGTATTCGAATGGTACACTGTACTTAACTGATCGCAGATGGAAGTACATGTTTGATGCAACCACACTAAAACTTGGTGATGTAAGATATGCACTCAAGCATAATAACATAGACACACTGCCTTGGTTAGCCAAGTTCAGAAGACACAGCGATACAAACTTATGGGAATTGTACGCAACCAAATAGAGATTGGGGCTTCGGCCCCTTTCTTTTTTCTTTTTATTTTTTATTATATATATATCCCATAGCTCGGGGGGTTATCGCACGAGTATCAAAGGAGTAAATGCTAGCGTTACATGTCAAGTTTCTACACTATCTAGCTATCTAGTTGCTAACTTGACACAACATCTTGTGTTTTAGATACCAAAAGTTTACAACATGACATCCATAATGCGTTGATATGCTTGGTATTTAGCCGTATCACAAGCGAAATACTATCTAGTTTATCTAAATTATCTATAGAATTTGTATATACCCTTTGTCTGCAAGATATTCCCAAGGATATATCGATAGCGAGAGTAACGTAACATTACTTACAACCACCTATATAATTTAGATAGTCAAGTACCAACTCGTTGTTTATACAGGGATTTCTACTAGTTAAAAACTTTATCTAACACCTAACATTACACTGTATATACCTGTATCCGGTTACCTAGTATCTTAATTTTAAAACTCGCCCAAACTTTACAAAACGAAATCGATTTGATAAATTTTGAAAATCGGCAGGGCGATTAGGTATCAGATACTCTGATATTACTGTCGGTATACCAATGATCTAACAAACAAAGGAGGTATATCATGGGTAAAACATATGAAGGTAACGTTGAGGTTTTTACTAACAAGGAAACAAGGAAGGTTAATATCCGACCTAATCCAGAGGGAGATTTCAACAAGGAGAATGTTAACGACTTGTACAAGTTCATGAAACAAGTCGCTGATAAGACTGGGTTCAAGATGAACTTGTTTGTACCCGATGCTAGCAAAGCAGAAGTTCCTGTACTGTTAGCAAGTCTAAGGTTTGGTGGTAAACCATACCTAGCCATGTTGGAAGACAAGAAACTATCAACTGGTACTACCAAGAAGTCTAGTCCAATTGAAGTATTCAAGCCGACTAAGTAATCAATCTTTGGAGAGCGTAGGTAACACTACGCTCTCTTTTTTTGTATCTATAGGAGTATCAATGACAGAAACTAAACTGTGCAATGTTTGTGGTACTGAGGAGGTTATACCTGCTCGGTATCTTATCGGTTATCGAACGTGTTTGAAGTGTGGAGAGGTGATGGCAGGTAAGCGTAAGTTTACAGTCGTACCAATGCACAAGTCTAACTACGTTGTGATATCCAACAAGAAAGAACTCAAAGGCATCAACAACAAAGGAGGTTTGTATGAGTAACATATGGTGGTGGATACTATGGGGGGCGTTGGCTTCGGCTATTCTTTCCTATGTGGACATCATATTCAATCTAGGGTGGTTCGGAATATGATTATATTCGGACACCCTGTAACTAAACGTAAGGTAATCGAATGGATACTAGCACTTGTCGTTACGGCAGGTGTTGGTTTCCTTCTTGCCTTTGTAATCATCAACCTGTTGTTAGGTTGTGAGACATGGGATGAAAGTCTTTGGACTGAGTACAACTCATGCCTCACCCTGCAACACATTATAGAAGGAGTAACTAATGACTAAGGCTACGCTGAAACTCTTCATGCTGAGAACGCATCAAGGTGGAGTACCAGTGAGAGATGAGAATGGTGACATCATCTTTTACTCAGATAAACAAGTCGCCAAGAAGAGTAGGGTAGGCAAGCAAGTCGTATCCTATGGCTTTGACCATCGCAAGTATAACCATAACAGAAAGGAAGGTGCGTAATGCGAGCAACATTGTTGAAGGAAACTATCAAGAACCTGTTCCCAATCAAGAGGACTATCTCTATCGAAGGTAGCCCGGGTGGAGGTAAGACAACCATCGTGCAAGAAGTTGCCAAGGAGTTGGGTGTCGGATACATCGAGAAGCATATGCCAACCATGTTGGTGGAGGACTTTGGTATCCTCTATCCGAATGGTGATGACATGCTTCACTACAAGCTACCCGATTGGTTTCCATACGAAGGTAGGGATGACATACCCGATGAAGGTATCCTGTGTTTTGATGACAGAAACCAAGCGAGTGCAGACTTGCAGAAAGTGTTGGCTAACATCTGTCAAGCTAGGAATCTACACGGCAAGCCAATGAAGAAAGGTTGGATGGTCGTGTCTACTGGTAACAGACAGTCGGACAGAGCAGGTGCTAACAGAGTTCTATCTCACTTGCGTAATCGTGAGACTGTGTATGAACTTGAGACACACCTCGAT